AGCCACCACCAGCAGAATTTATATTTAAGCCATTGTAAGCATCAATTGTAATAACATCTCGTGCAGTTCCACCAGAATCTTTAAACTGTAAGAATTTTCCGTTACCTAAAGATACATTACCGCTGCTGTCGATGCGCATACGTTCTGCTAGAGAAGTGCCACCAGTGTGGAACGATAGGGTAGTGTCATTGAAAGACGCGGCTCTGTTAGCACGAATTGCTACGTTTACAGGGTCGCTATCTGTTGACCCAGTTAAAAACCCTAATTCAGCGTAAGTACCTGCCGTATTAGACGCACTTTGGATAGTTAGCCCTGCGTTTGATGCAGCTTTGACATGAAGACTGTCGTTAGGACTACTCGTCCCAATGCCCACCAATCCCGCTGATGTGATGCGCATTGCTTCTGACCAAGTAATTGCGCCATCGGCAGTGCCAGCTCCAGCATACGACCAAACGTGGATTCCGTTTGTAAAATTATATTGAGACGCTTCAAGAGAATCTTTATATTTCCAAGAGCCATCGTAATAAGCGTTCCAATTTAATGTCCCCCCTATTGCATTTGCTCCACCACAAAGCGATACCCTTCCAGATTGAAGAACGCCGTTAACACTCCAAGCACTAGGAATAACGCTAATGCCCACGTTATCTGTCGTATTCAGACCGCCAGTGACATCCACGCCTGTGGCGGTGGTGGCGAGTTTGGTTGAGCCACCATAAAACAAAGATACAGCAGCACCTTGATATGCCGTAATCATATTTGCAGGTGTTTGAGAGTTTAATATAAAATCCTGCGCTACAATTTTAAGGTTGCCTGTGCCTGTTTCATCAATAATGCTATTGCTACCATCGTGGTAAATCTGAAGATCATTAGAATTTCCAAATGATGCTTTTACACCGTCAGGTAATGTTACTGCGCTAGAAACGCTGAAAGTGCCATAGCCAACAATATCAACAGTGTCATTAAGAGCAGCACCAGTTGCAAGAACGACCGTCGATCCATCAGTAGCAGTAAAATCTGTACCAGAAACAAGCTTAACGCCATTAAGATATACATCTACATATCCAGCATCATATGTTGCAGAAAATGATGTCTGCCCAGATGTTGCTGTATAACTATAACGAGCAGATGTACCATTTACTGATGATCCAGCATTAACAAAGCCAGAGCCATCATACACTTTCATGGTGCTAGCTGTTGTATCAAACCACAGATCACCTGTTGTCGGTGATGATGGTGCTGTTGCTGAGATAAAGTAAGTATCAGCAAAGGCATTGATGTCTGTCAGATTAGTGGCAACAGTGTTGACGTTGGCAATGTCTGCGCCAACTAAATCAACATTAGCAATGCTGTTAGCTACCGTATCAATCTCTGATACAGCTTCGTTCAAGTCATTAGCTGCGGTAATAACTGATGCAATATCAGCTGCTACTGTCTGCAAATCAGTGTAATAAGTAGCTACTGTAGTCACATCAGACGATACACCAGCTACTGTATTTACATTAGCAATGTTACTTGCTGTCGTATTTACGTTAGCAATGTTTGTTGCCACAGTTCCAATATCAGTTGCATCAGCAGCGACAGCAGTGACATTAGCAGATATACCAGCTACAGTCGTCACATTAGCTGATATGCCTGACACTGTAGTTACGTCAGATGAGATACCAGCTAAAACACCAATGTCTGTGCTATCAGCAGCCACTGTGCTTACGTCAGCAGAGATGCCTGCCACTGTATTAACATTTGAAATATTGCTAGAAACTGTGCCAATGTCACTTGCATCCGCAGCCACCGCAGTAATGTCGGCAGAGATGCCAGCAGCAGTTGTTACGCTTGAAGAAATTCCTGCAACAGTAGTCACATTGGCGTTAATGCCAGCCACTGTGTTAATGTTTGATGAGTTAGCATTAACAGCATTGATGTTAGACGCATTGCTAGCTACAGCACTTACATTGCTTGAAATACCAGAGACAGTAGTAATATCTGAGGCAATAGCAGCAGCATCACTAATAGCGTCAGTTGCTACTGTACCATCCTCGATGTCAGCAAGCGTGGCAATGTCAGCAGCCAAAGCACCGACAGTAGTAACACCAGCAACAGTAGGGCCAGCTTCCGGCTCACCAGTTGTGGCATTAAACGCAAGAGTTGTTCCCTTACGAGTATCAAGGTTAGGTAGCTTCAGATCAACAGTTGTATCTGAGTCAGCAAGCTGAAGTGTACGAGTAATCTTTGTCTCAAGCTCTTGCTCAATAGCAATGATCTTGTCAAGCTCAGTGTTCAGAGATGAGATGTTAAACGGCCCTGACGTTGGAAAGTCAGTAGTACGTTGAACAGGAATATCACGGAAGATAGTAAATGTGTCAGTACCAGCAGAGTAGCTATCACCAAGAGTAACATAACCACCTGAGAAACCATCATCTACAGAAACTCCGACAACAGCAAATGTCCCTGTTCCAGTTCCTCTGGAAAGGGTTGTGTCTGTGCCAGCAGCGTCAGTAACAATTACATTAAGATCATCCAGATCAAAGAATGGAAAATCAATGGTAAGCTGAGTAGTGTTTGCTACGACAGCTTGGGTGTACTGAACTCTAGCGTCATCATCTGCTATTTGTATTGTCGCCATAATATCCTCTTATACATTGTTGGCTTCATTGCGTTAATTCACATCTATTGCCCAAAAACACCGTCATAAATAGGGTCAAGGTAGAACAGGTTTCCAGTAGGCGTTACAAACCTAGCGTTATCTAATGTTTGCTGATCTGCATTAAAGGTAACAACGTCACCCATAATGCTACTTATATTCATTGCATTAGAAACTCCTGGCCCTAATACAGCCCCAGCTTTTGCTGAATCAGGTAAGCCATATTGAGGCTGGTCTGTAAGAAACGGTCTCATACCTAATTTATAATCTGACACTTTCTCTACAGCGTTATTAACATCCATAGCCCAACCTAGTATTCCTGATCTATCTACAGCATTGATAAGTTTCTCATCAAAGGATTCTTCTTTATCAATACCATACTGAGCTTTCTTAAATTCATTAACGGCCGCTGCAAGACCAACAAGAAGAAACGCTCCTTGCCAGAAAGCACCGTCACGTTCTTGCAAACCAGATGTTAACATGCGAACCATTGCTCCCTGACCATATGACTTAAACTGAGTTATGAATGAACCCATTTCAGTTGATGTCCATAAAGCTCTGTCACCAGCCCCAGGGGTAATAATCATACGCTCAACATTTTGATTTAATGCGTTTCTATATAGAATACGCATCTGAGCGTCAGTCCAAGAATCTGTGTTAGCAAACCATTCCCTATCAACTCTACGTCCATGCTGCTGTATCTGTTGACGGATACGATAGTGGTCTGAACGATCAATACCGTTCTTCAAAAGCTTTTCTTTATCTGCTCTAGACAATGCTTCCCAAGTTGTCATTAAAGCGTTATTCATTCTAAACATCGTAACTGTACCAGCAAACTCTTTAAGTGCTTGGTTCCAGTAATTCAAACCATTCATTAGAAAGAACATACCAGTAGCTTGGTTAAGGCCACGTTCAAATCCATAACGTGAACCAAACATATCACCAATGTCGCTCATTGCATGTGCCCTAAGACCAAGAACAGCATCGGCAGCAACCGCAGCCTGATTAAGCTCACGTCTTCTCATTTTCTTTACATAAGAAGCTTGCTCCCTAAATAACTGTTTAAATCCGCCTTCATAGGTGTTTTTAAAACCTTCAACCATTACTGTTCTAGCAACATCGGGAACAGATGAGATCATTGCGCTTCCCATGCCAGCAAGCACATTAAATGACTTCATCACTCTAATAAATCTACTGCTAACTGCATGAGGGTCTTTAGATGCACCATAAGTACCACGAAGCCTGTCACGCAAACCACGAATGTCTTCTATATCACGCTCCATGCCTTTCTTAAGAGCAGCACGTCTTTCTGCGTCAGGGGCTTCCTTTATAAGTCTTTCATAATCAGCAACAATATCGTCAATAACAGATCGCATATCTGCGCTGCCATATTTAGCAGTAAGCTCAATGTCCATACCCATAGTTTTGGTATGGTGACGCATAAGAACCTCGATGTCACTTTCAAGAAACTTTTCTATTTCAATGTCAGGTATCTCTAGGCTTCTTGCATGAACCCCAGATGGGTTCTTTGCCCAATCAAGAGAGTCAATAACCTCATCAGCATCATAAAAGGGTCTATTTCTAGTAACTGTATCTAGTACATTTTGAGCAAATGTATCTGCACCACGCTCATCCATTCCCATTCTTGTCATTGCATGTCTTTTAACAATAGACAAGAACTCAGACTGATGTTTCATAATCATATCAACACGATAAACACGAGGAACATAACCATCAGCTGTATTGGGCGTAACACCTTCTGCTCTAATTCTTTCTAGATTACGCTGTAACCTAATCCCCTCTGGGCTTTGCTCACCAACACGCTGTATCTCACGAAGTATCTGTGCTTCAAACAAGCGCACTCTTTCAGCTTCACCCTTAATAAAGTTAAAGTTTCTTCTATAAGATTGTGCTGCTTGAGTTACATATTCAGATGCAGCGTCACCAACATTATCAACATCACCTCTACGCATAGCTTTTGCTATACGAATACGAAACTGAGTTTCTGTTAAATGACCGCCGCTTCTATTCAGAAGGTCAGATGCAGACATTTTAATCATTTGCATAGAGCGAGATATGTCCGTTTCTGCCGGAGTTGCACCACGATAGCGCAAATAAGCACTGTCAGATTCTCTAACTGTATTAAGTAAAGGCGTTAGATATTTGGTTCTAAATGTAGTTTCTACAGACTGATCCATCTTCTCGCCAAGATCGACCTTCTTCTGCATCATACCGCCAACGTCAACCATGCCAACTGCAAGATTGCGTACAAATGCGTTATCGCTTTTAAGCATCCTAAGAACAGGGTTCCACGGAAGCTTCTCTACACCAATGCCAGTTTCCTTTAAGGCATCGTTTTCCATAGTGGCATAGAGGGTTTCTCTGTAACGCTCTGGAGATACGTTTGCACCAGCTGCTTTGTAGGTTCCCCCACCACTGCCAGTTGGTGTAAATCCGCTTGTTGGTGAAAGCCTGTTCCCAAACTTAGCTGTAAGAGTACCACCAAGAAGGCTAAGTGCTGTTAAAGCCAAGGCAGAATGAGAGGCATCTCTATATTCATTCTGAGACGCAATCAACATTTCTTCTGGTGCAAGTATAGCTGCCGTAAACGCAGTACCACCAACAAACCTTCTTGTCTTTGATGCTGAGTTCAAAACCTTAATAGGAGCTAACGGCGCAAATGTAGTAGGGGTAGCTAGAGTAGCTACTACTTGTGCTGGGCCTGATGCTGTCGCAGCAAGCAACGCCATATCTTCTGCATCTTCCTTGAAGTTCTCTAGCTTTAACATAGATTCAGCATGGCTCTGGCTGTGCATAAAACGCCAAAGACCGTCTTTACCGCCCAACTCTCTTATAAGATCTTTATCTTGAAATGGGTCGTACCCCTCTTCAGGCTGATACTGTGAATCAGTTGACTTTATGAGACGCTGCAAAGATGGTAAGAAGTTATGCTGTCTAAAAGCTGCACCCCAAACAGATGTAAAGCTATCATCAAACACACCATAATCATAAGCATCATCATTGCCTAACTGAGATGGTATGTACTCTCCATATTGAGTGTTAGGTTTGCCATACAAACTTGTATAAGACTGTTCCATCGAGCTTCTTGTTGGAAGATTCTCATTTGACTTTGTTGGAGACACAACAGGATCAGTCTCAACAGTATCAGGCAAATCATCAGTAACAGTATTTAATATAACTGGGGATTTAATAGGAGCATCAGCAACAAAAGAGTCTTGCTCAAATTCCATTTGTGGTGCTTCAAAATCAACTTCCTCACCGACAGTGGTGGGGGCTGCTTGCGGCTCTCTAGACGCAGCAATTTGACCTTGGACTTTCTTGACAAGCTCTTCGTTAGTCAATTGACGTGATGGTGCATCAGCTGGTGCAGTCACAGCTAATGTTTCATCAAGTCTTTTTTTTTGCGTTTCTGCATCTATATTGCTCAAATAGTAATCTGCTTCGCTATTTCTTCTTGTAGGAAACTCATCTCCAAAATTACGCAAATTCTTTACTGCACCAACCCAATCATCGTTGGTCACTTGTCTCCAAAAGTTAGGCGTTTTTCTTTCAAGATCGCCATGCTGAAAACGAACAGAAGCAATAACCGTAGCTTTGTTCATAGGCAAATCATCAAACGACCCACCAGTAGCAGCTTTCCACTTTGTACGAAGATCGTTAAGAACTTCACCGTGAGAAAACTCATCAATAGTTTTGGCTTGAGAATCTGACACTTTTAAATTAGACGCAAGCTCTTCTGCGCTTGCACCTTTGATACCAAGGTACGGCGTTAGAATATCTATTATATCTTTAGGCAATCCAGCAAGGTCAGACAGATTACGCTGACCAAGATCAAATCCAGTCGCAATAGTAACGCCTGACTTCATGTTCTTTGTTTTTGGTACATACCCATTAAGAACACGCTTGCCTTCTTTTACACCTATAAAGTCCCAGTCAATATTGCTCATTGCTAAAACCTTAATTCTTTAAGAGCTAAGAAAAAGTCGTCAACCTCTGCTTTTGTGAGTGTGCTAGGATCAATTGCATCACCACCAAAACCAGATACAAACTCATTGTAACCGTTAATTAAAGGTAAAAGAGATGTGTCTGATCTTACGTTCTCAATATTCTCGAATGTGTTTTGAACAAATGAGGGGTCAAACAAACCAGCTGCATTAAAGACATCTTTTGCACGTTTAGTTTTAAGCTTCTCAATAACTTTGGGAAAGGTGTCTTTGTAAGCCAAAGAACTTTTAAAGTTATAAGAATAGTTATTGCTAAGAGGAACTAGCTTACCAGTACCTGATCTAAGAGCGACTGTGTATGTTTGCGTCCCACCATAAGACTCGTTAGGGAAGAAATGCAAAGTATGTGTTCCTTTAATGTCAGCACCAAACATGCCCTGAACTGGTGCTTTAGGGCCGACATCAACAATATCGTTAAGGCCATCAATAATAGACTTGTCTACCATACCCCCAACAGCCTTAAATCTATCAATGAAGTCATTTCTTACATCATTCATAGTAAGTGTAACGCCAGCATAATTAGGGACAGTTGCTTGAGCTTGTCTTAATATAGGGCTTGTAACTAATTCAGGCTTTCCAGAAGCCGGATTGACCTCAAGCCCAACACGTTTGCCAAGTTCCTTTATAGTAGCGTGCATAGCTGCTTTTGGATCATAAGCACCGTCATATTGAAGAACTTTAGCGTACCAAGACTTCTTTAAGTAATCTTTTATATATGGATCTCGTAATACTGTTCCAACTGTATTGCTTAATCCAGCGTTAGAAGCCATTTCACGATACATATTAGCGTACTCTGTATCAATAACAGGAGTCATTAAAGACCAGAAATTTACTTCGTCTACTGAATCTTTGAATGTTTCGACAAAAAAGGAATCCTCATCTGCTGTTATTCCATTAGTGTTCAGATACTCATTTACACTTCTATTCATGTTTTGCTTTTTAAAATTAGCAAACGTATTTACAGTGTTTTCAACACCAAGCTTGGATGCCATTCTTAAGAAAACAACGCTGTCAGTATCCAGATTGCTGTAAAACTGAGCTTCAATATTCTCAAACGGCTCACCCTTATAAGCACTACGCAATGCAGTCATAACCTGACCCATGGTGCGAACAGCAACATCCGCATTTTCTGGCCTAAACATTATTGTATCTACTATAGATTTAAACTCAGAATGAGCAGATCCTTTTGTGGTTACTGCAAATGCAGCCACAGCGTTCATGCTAGCCGCTTGAACCGCTTGATCTTTACTCATAAGGTTTATGTCAGTAAGAACATCAACACCATTTTGATCCTTAACTCTAACCTTGCTAAAGTTAAAAACTTCGTTATGTGCTGACTCTTCTTTTGCACTAAGCTTTTGACCTGTTTTTAACTTTGATTCTGCTTTAACAGCAAGATTGTATTTATCTCGCCTTTCATTATAATTCTTTTGATAGGCTTCTACATTATTGATGTATTCTTTTCTTGAAGGGAAATAACGACCCTTACCAATTACTCCCGCTTTTTCAAGCCCCTCCATAACTTCTTCTGACAGATAATACGCTGGCTCCATGAGGTATGTGCTCATAGGGCCTAACTCTACCTGAAGTTGTGAACCTATTTTTTTAGCTTCACCCTGTTTAAAATAACTAACAGATTCTAGAAACGCTTTTTGGGCATCAATTTTCTTAGAAGTGCCAATATCACCTCTAGATACCATATCGTTAATAGAAGAAAGGCTTGCTCTAATCTGCTCTGGCGTATGCAACTCTGGTGATTTTATAACAGCTAAATTTGCGTCATATATGGTGTTATTAGCAGATGCTATAGCACTTGCTTTTTGTTGCTTATAGCCCTCAGAAACTTGTAGCAAAGCACCCTGTTGAGCTTTATCAAGTTGATGTATAGGATGATTTGGATCAAGGATCATACTGCTAACATCAGCACCGTTGACAATTACATCAAATGTAAGTTCGCCATACATAGCAGATTTCATTTCCGTTGCTTCTTTTTTAGCAAACGCTGCTGCTCTTTCAAGAGACGTTAATGTCTCAGCACCTATCTTACCCACAGCTTCTGAGTCAACATTTGGATTTTGCTGTGACTCATTAACAATATTAAGCAAGGTCTGATATGCAGCTTCAGCTCCTTCAGATGCGTACACTTTTTTAATAAGAGTTTGACCAACACGACCAGCAACAACTGTTCTGTCTATATCTCTTAGTTTAGTTAAACCTAACTCTGTAACTTCATTAAGACTTAAGCTTTCAAAAATCTGGTCTTGCTCATTTTGAATTTCATTGATTCTGTTAAAAACAGCATCTTGCATTTCAGGATCTGCGTTTTGCAAAGACGCAATAAGCTTGCCTTTTTCTTCTGAAAGAAATTTATAAGCAGTTTCGTTTTGATATATAGAGTTTTGCCTTATATTCTTTTGCTGCAAAGCCAACGCTCTGTTTTCAGCAATACCAAATGCTTGAACAGCTTTAGGAGTTAGCGCAGCTCTAACCTGAGGGTCTAGCTCAGAAAGGCCATCAAGATAACCTTCTAGCGCACCTCTAACTCCATTAGGATCATCAGGATTTTGATCCAAAGCATTTTGTGCGGCTAGGCTAATGTCATTAGAAGCAGCGGAAACATATGTTCTTGTTGCTGACTTTCTATAGGCATCTAAAATTGCTTTTTGATCGCCTTCATTATATGTTTGAGTTGCTTTGCCATAATCAAAGTTAACAAGCGGCTGCAAAACCATTTGACCATTCTTGTCTTTTTTGTAAACGGCACCAGCAGTCTCTCCATCAATTTCAGCTTGACGAAGCAAATCATTGTATTCACGTTTACGAATATCGGTGCCAATAGAGCTTGCTAGGTTTCCTACTTCCTCTAATTGACGAGCAGATTCAAAGAAACCACTAAGGTCAGGCATACCAGTTGGTTGCACAGTTACACTTCTACCACCTGTCTTTTTATATGCCATTATACTGTACCCACTGGTTTATAAAATGTGCTATAAACACCTCCGGCAGCCTTTGCAAAACCGCCCATTGTTGCTGCCGATGCACCAGCTTTAGATCCCGCAGCACTAAGTTCAAACTTCCTTCTAGTAGACATGCCCATAAGCCTAATGCTGGCAATATCATTCTTTGCTACTTGTATCTCATCTGTTTCCAAAGCCAATACAGATGGAGATGTGCCAAGTGCTACACCCTGAGATGACATAGCAGTACCAAGTGCAGCAAGCTGGATACGCAGCTTTCTGTTACGCTCGATCTCTTGCTGACCAGCTTGAATCTTTGCAAGATCAGCTTGCTCTTTATATGACTGAGCTTCTAACTCATAAGCTTTTCTTTGCTGTTGAGCAGCAGCTAGGCCAGCAATAATGCCGACAACTTGTAATCCCATACCCATTATACTTCTACCTCAAGCAATATGCCATTCAAACCAATAGGTAATGGCTCGTCTTGTGTAACGGTAACAGTACCATCATTTGACCACCCAAGGAAATATATCTCCTTACGAGCTGTAATAGCATCAGGTGGATTGGCAAAGTTACTTGTAACACGCCTGATAATAACCTTTGTTCCTTTTGCTTTTACATCAAGTGTTTCATTCAAATCAAGAACGGCTCTTACAATGCGCCGTTTCTGACCAAAGGAAATACCATCTTGCAGCTGAAACTCAGGCGGCAGCGTGGTTAATACAGGAATATAGTTAATACCAATCTCAACCTCAGTAACAGCCGCATTAAGAGTAAAATTACCTGTTCCATCAGTTGTGTATGACCCAAGGCTGTAATTGCCAGACTTTACATGCACAAGAGTATTAGGCAAATGAGCAATCTGCCAGTTTGTTTTTGCCGTGGCATCTGTGTCCTTGTAGGCACTATCAAGATGGTATTGGTTATCAAGAAGCTCTAATGTAGTGAGCGTTGAGCCGTTTATCTCTCTTTCGCAAATTACATATACTCTGCGGTTAACATTTACGATGTTCTTGAATGAACCTTCTGTTTCATACAAAGTCCAGCCTTGCAGCTTTTCCTTACGAATACTGGTAAAGACAGCAATATTGCCATCAGTGTTAACAGAATAGAGATAGCTCTCTACCTGATCCGATGCTTCACGTTGAGCACTGATGTCTGTAGGTGTGCCAATAAGATGCTGAGACAGGATAGTGATAGAATCAGAGTTATATGCTTGGCTTATGTCAGAGAAGATAAACTCTCTAATTGCACCCTTTGTCTTTGTCAAAAACACAATTGCACCGTCAAACTCGACAGGATTAACCTCACCGCTGCCAAATGATGTCTGCTTTTTAACAGATATTGTAGATGGCGTTAGTGGGCGATTCTCAATCGTAGGGCAGTACAATTCCTGCTCTGACGTAAACACCGCCAGATGCCGGAATGATTCCATAGACTTGATTTCAGATACTTGGTTTTCAGCAATCTGAATCTGAATTGATTCATCATCAAAACCAGACCCAACATCAAAGTTAAAATACTCACCAACCTTTGAAAAGAACATATGGTTTGGCAAGTCTCTTGAACCGCCAAAGATAAGTCTTTGATCGTGAAATGTTACTGAACGAGCATATCCATGCCGAGTTGAAAACACTTGCTCTTTCCAAGTGTCTCTTGCATTGGTGTTTGCTACTGCGTCACTAAAGCTTCCTGTTATAACAGTGCCTGACACATAAGCCGTAATCTCGATATGCACAACCTTATCAGCAGAGTCAATAAACTCTATATGTTCCCCAACCCAATCACTGCTAAATATGGAAGAAGAAGCAGTAAAGTTTTGAGAGCCTGTGTTGCTGTTTTGCGGTGTAATAGTAACCGCTGGATCAACAAATCTATAAAATGGTTCGTAATGCGCTGTGCCGTCATGGTCAAAATCATAATCTGCTAGAGTAAATGTTGATGCTGATGTTCTTGTTAGTTTCTGCATGGCAAAGTCAGGATGAACGATAATCATCGTATCACCAGACTGAGCTACCTTGATCTGACCAATCTCTGCTGTAGAC